AACTGATGTAGATAATCATATCAGGGAATATTACTTAGAACAATTTGAAAAAGAGAATATTATATTAACAGATGAATGGTCAAGAATATTCCTTGACAATGGTATATTTGAACACTTTTTAGATGATTGGGATTTTATGAATAATCACTCATTGGCTATATCAGATAATTATTTCTTAAATCAGTTTGACAATATTGTATTTGAAGCTGCACAAGGTTTATTGCTTGATCAGAACAACACAGAATATTTTCCACATCTAACACCGTCTAATACAGGTATTAAAAATCCCAAGAGAATAATTGAAAATGTTGAATGGAATGATGAGATAAATATTGAAACTTGTTATGTATCTCGTACTTATTTAACAAGACATGGTGCTGGCAAATTTCCATCCGAATGTAATAAGAGATTTATCAATGAATATATGTTTGATAAAACAAATGTACCAAACCCATTCCAGGATACATTGAGATATGGGACGCTTGATTTAGGAGAATTATATAGTAGATGCTCTAATGATATAGGAAACTTTGGAGATAAAAAATCAATCGCCATTACACATTGTAATGAATATGATTGGGATAATGATAAGTTAATTGAGTTATTCAAGGATTGGAATATTTATTATTCAGATGGCGAAACACATAATGATGTGAACTAAAAAACAAGAAAGATTCGTTTCTTGCGGAATGAAATGAAAGGAGAATAAATAAAATGAACGAAGAATTTTTATTAATCGTAGAAAGCTTAGAAAAATATAAGGATCTATTAGAAAGCAAAAATGATGAAATTTGTGATGGAATGACTGAAGGCGAAAAGAGGGCATATCAGTTAGGAATTACAAATATGTATGAAATGTTGAAACAAATTACTGAACATGATCGCAACGAAGGTAACTATAACGTATTTGTTCCTAAGATTAAGGAAGAAGAATCTGGTGAATATGATTTAGAAGATTTTGTTAAATGGGATTCTAAGAACAGAGAATAAATAAGTAGAAATATCGGTTTCCTTGGGAGGTGAAGATTTGGGACAATTATGGGAAAAAGTAGAAAATAAGTTAAATAAAAGTGGTCGAAAATGGAAAGAAAGTGAATACATGCCATATAGATGTGCAGAGCTATTTTGTGAAAAATGCGGTAAAAGTATGGGTGTACAAGATATTATATGCACCGATTTGCGAACACTTATGTACTGTAATGATTGTGTTAAACCATATGTACGACAAGTACCATATAATTTGACAGACGACAAAGAGATATTTTTTGATAATGGTTTAACCGTTGAAATCAAATATAAGGATAATTATTATCATGACCTGACTTGTAATAAGATTTGTTACTTTAATAAAAAAGGAAGATATATCAAAATTAAAGGAAAAACTTATTACTTGAATATTAATCAAGAATAAGTACAAAACTTATTAATTTTCCTTGGGGGTAACAAGTGTTTAATACTGATGAATTGGTTATAGAAAAAATACAGAGTTATGAATTATGGGCAGATGTCCCTCGCTATGAAAAGCTAGATATTATGCATTGTTTGTTATGTTTAATTCCTAATCCTTATGATTCGATAAAGCAGTATCTAAAGAGACGAAAAGAACATAATAGAAAATACAAAGAGTTTTGGGATAATGCAGATAAAGTAACTTTCAATGATGATAGAAGTATGTACAGAGCTGCACTTATGACAAAATTAGCAGATGAATAAAGAGGCGAAGTAAATGATAACACCACCAGTAATACAAAGTTTAACAAACGAAAATACAATGTTGGCAAGTGCTTCTATAGAAGATTTGCAAGAATACAAGAAAAATGTTTGTAAAATTCTTAGAAGCCAGACGCAGTGTGCTACTGCAAAAATCGTAGAAGAATTGATTGACCAGGAAATCATGAATAGAAAAATTATTGAAGAATGGAATAAAATCTATAAACAATTTCCAGAATATGTTGGAATGTAGGAGTACGAATTATGGCAACAAAACTTATTAAAACAATAGATGCAATTGAGATAGAGGAAATTCTTGCAGAACATCTTCATGTTTTTGATTGTGCATTAAAGATCATAGACACCAAAAATGGGCAATCTGTTGTAGCAGAAGTTTATGAACGAGTAGAGAATAATTCAGGGGGTGAAATAAATGAGTTGTAAATATCCAAAAGAAAGTAGAATGCATTATGTGTGTATTTTATGCGATGAAAAGAATGCATGTAAAGATACAATTACTTCTTTGCCTTTAACAGACTCTAACATACCTATGCCAGAAGTTCAGCCACCAAAGAATGTTATTCCGTCTGCATCAGAAGCAAATAAGATGACAAACAATGCAATTGATAGCTGCACGACGCAGCAATTAGCAGAATTATCTAAATTAATTAGAGATGCGATTGCAGATGGTAAATTTTCAATCAGTGAAGATGGTTCTTTAAAACCTGAAACACGAAAGAAATTAGAGGAACTTGGTTATAAAGTTGAGACTGGTACTCAGTACAATGAACCATATTACAGTATCAGTTGGAGAGAAACGAAGTAAATTTCGATTTCTTGTGAACAGAAGGAGAGAAAATATAAAGGAGAGATGAATTATTTTAAAAGAAAAATGTATATATTATAATCCTGCAAAAGATGCTTTTTATTTAGTTTTATCTGTGTCTGATATGGTTTACGGAAGATATGGAGACATAGAAAAACCAAGTTATTTAGATGCTTATATAGATCAAGGTCATACAGATTTAAGATTCAAAATTGATAATATAATAATAAACAGGAATTCTTATAGAAATTATAGTCTTGATGATTCTCAAATTAACGACTTTAAATTTGTAAAAGAACTTACAGATGAAGAATTTTATCCTATGCAGCTTCTTATTTATTCAAATTATAAATTCCCTCATTGCATTATTGATATTGAAAAAGTTAAAAACAATGTTACTGAATTAGTAAATTTATTAAGTAATAAAAAGGAAGAACTAAGGAACTTAAAGAAAGAAATTGGAATTTTAGAAAAAAGTTTATATAAAGCGATGAAACAGAAGTAGTAATTGATTAAGAGAATATTAAAGTAGAGGTGAAATCTTGGAGAAAGTAATTAAATATAGATGTCCTGAATGTGGAGAATTATTTGACACACCTGAAGATGCTTTAGCTTGTGAAACAAGACACAAAAGAATTGAGAGAGCTAATGTGATGCTTAGGCATGGATATACATTAAAACAAATCAATGACGAGTGTGAGATTTGGGATTCTATACCAAAACATTTAGAGAATGTAAATACGGACAACTGTTTCAAAATCAGCTACTGGCAATGTTGTCAGCACCCTGCTTATAGAATTACTCGTATCTGTTTTGATGGAGAGGTAAATGTAAGAGGTTGTGGTTCGTGGAGTGGATATTATGGTGATCATCTTAAATTAAGTAGCAGTGACTTAATGAATCCAAGACCAAAGGAAGAGTTATTTATAGATAGTAGATATACAAGCAGATGGTAATTATATTTGGAGAATATTAAAGTGGAGGTAATTAAAATGACATTAAAAGATACAGTAGAAATGATGAATAGCAACGACTATAAGGAAAGGTTTAAAGCTGAGTATTATCAGTTAGAGATTCGAGTAAATGGATTGAAGAAGATACT